AGTTTCCTGTTCCCTTGGGGTGGATGGGATGTCGTTCGCGTAGCCCCCGCTCAAGCGCCGTTGGACATTGGTGGCGTTAGAGAACAACTGAAACGAGCCCGCGCAAAACCGGATATTGATGTCGCAATAGATCCAAACGCTCCACGAATAACTAAAGCCTATGGAATTGCGCCATCAAACACAACACTAACTATAACTTATTTGAGAGGTGGAGGTCTTCGATCAAATGTTGGTAGTGGAACACTTACAACAATAAATGGAGTAGATACAAATACACTAAATTTTCCATTAAACACACCAGTACTAAACACAACCATACTAAACTCAATTGCCGTTAATAATCAATATGCAGCAGGAGGTGGTCGATCTCAAGAAACGCTAGAAGAAGTTCGTCAAAATGCACTTAAACAACTAACATCACAAAATCGCGCAGTAACACGAGATGATTACATAATTCGTACTCTATCGTTACCACCACGCTTTGGTAGTGTTTCTAAGGTGTTTATAACACCAGATGAACAAAATAACTTGCTTACTAGTGAGACACAAGACACAGTAGCTAACCCGTTAGCTATGAATTTATATGTGTTAGGATATAACAGTCGAAAAGAATTAACACAATGCAACCTTGCCGTTAAAGAAAATTTAAAAACATACATATCTCATTACAGAATGCTAACAGATAGCATTAACATACGAAACGCTTTTATTGTTAATATTCAAGTAAATTTTGATATAATACCGCTGAGAGACAAAAACGCTAATGAAGTATTACTGAAATGCATTGATGCTGTTAAAGATTTTTTTAATATAGACAGGTGGCAAATAAATCAACCAATCATATTGTCAGATATATATAATGTGTTGTTAGCACAAGTGGGAGTGCAAACTGTAACAAGAGTTAACATCCTTAACCTAAGCGACGAAGTTTTAGGTTATAGCAACATTTATTACGGAATAAACGAAGCAACACGAAACGGAATTATTTACCCAAGCTTGGATCCAATGATTTTTGAAGTAAAATATAAAGACAACGACATTAAAGGACGAATAGCAACTTACTAATATGGCTGTATACAGATATTATCCGACAAAAGACGCAACTCTATACCAATCTAGTCCAACTACAAACACCGGACTAGATCCAATACTAGAGATGATAAACACTCCAGCAATAGGAGCATCAGGAGCCGCTGCAACTTCTAGCTACGTATCTCGAATGTTGCTTGATTTTAATTTTGATAACATTTCCAGTTCGTGGGACAACACAACAGCACTTACTGATGCATCAAATCGCTTTATTTTAAAGCTCTACGCTACCGAACCACAGGAGATACCTCTTGATTATGCAATAGAAGCAAGACCACTAGCTCTTTCCTGGAATATGGGAATAGGTCGAGCCGGCAATACTCCCCCAACCACAGAAGGTGTTAGTTGGCAATATAGACAAGGCGCAAACTATCCCGCAACTCCATGGCCAACTGCATCCTTTGCAGTAGGCACAACTGGATCTTGGGTAACAGCTCCGGGGGGTGGAACTTGGTACACAGGTAGCGCCGCTTCACAATCCTTTAGCTACACAACCACTGCTCTCTAGGAGATACTCTAAGTCTAGGTCTTGACTCTTCCTTATATGTTGATTGTAAGTTTGGTAGCAGTATATTGTATTCATCTGAATTACTTATTTGAGATACGTTTCCTGCTGTAGAGTAATCGTTTGATCTAATTTCTAAAACTGGACTAAATATTGTGTTTGTATCTTTGCTATAATATTTTAAAGACGACTCAGCACCTAGGTCAGCCGTACGTAGGTCCTTATCATGTAACAAGGATGGGATTACCTATGACCGGTACGCATCACACAGTAGATTCAAAAGTGTTAATTGTAGATTCAAAGAATAAAACAGTCGTAGACACCCAAGAAGACTGGCCAGCTACTTTAGCAAAAACTAATAACACACTAAACGAAAATGCAACCACTTACGATCTACTTCCAATAATAGTAAATAAACCTCCTATTATTATTAGCTCTATTATAGAAGCAACAACTCCCCCAATTAAACCATACACAAAAGCCGACGCTACTGGTGAATTTATGTATCAGTTTCCAGACGGAACTGTTAAAGTGCATCGAGGGGTGTCTATTACATTAGCAGTAACAGCTAAACAACCAGATATATTAAATGTTGATAATGGCGTTTTAGTAATGAAAGAATCTGATAGCGAATTGAGTTATCAGTGGTTTTTTAATGGAGAATTAATAGGAGACAGAACAGTTGCTACAGACAGTTTAGATATCCAAAATATAGGTGCACTACGATATAATCCAACACCAAATAGCTTAGCAATAACAAATGTAATCCCAGAGTTTGCTGGTACCTATGCCTGTCTTGTTTCTAATGATATTGGAACTACAGATGCTGGATCAGTTGAGTTGGAAGTTTATGTTTCCGATATTGATAGCTTTTTTTATACTAATTTATTACAAAACGGAAACGGAGAAAATGACACAGAAGGGTGGACTGGAGTAAATAACGGATTAATATCAAAAGAAATTAGCATATCAACAGACGGTAGTATCTTAAAAAGCATTGTTGTTGATCCTCTTTCTCCAAATTTTTCTTGGACAAAGGAGATGATGCATCCACAACCATATAATATGGCCACTGGTCTCTTGAAATCACTAGATACTCCGGCACAGAACGCTATTGTTATGGGAAACTCCAACATGTGGCCAATTGGCACGTATTTTTCACGAAAGAATTACACGTATACTGTTAATAAGGGAATTGAAACAATACGGACATACCAAGATATTGAGTTATCCGAGCTATTAGAGCCACACATACGAGGAGCAATCTATGGAGTTCGTGGTCTGCAAGCTGTGTGTTGTGGTTATGTAGGTAATGCTATTATGAATTATGAACCTAACAAAGAGTTTGTATTACCGTCAGATCGAGCAAAACCACGCGCCTACTTTAAAGGCGCACCACGATTAAGTCCAGAAAACTTTAGTAAGGCAGGTCCTGGGTTTGTAGTAGAACGAGTATATGTAACAATTCAAGAATATGTAAACGGTCAACCAATTAAAAGTAGACTGCGTACACAACTAGAGGATGGACAAGTAGAGATAAGCCGCGGTATATTAGTTATGGAGGATCCTTGGTCAAAACGCCTTGACAAATATGCAAACGAGGTTTATTATCCAGGCGGATTAGGGTGGGCAAATCCGGATGTTAGGAGTTTAGGAGATGCAAGAGATCAACACCTTTATGTTGCTGACGATCTTATGCCATACTATGAAGATCGTTTTACATATGGACAGTATGCCGAATTTCAAAAACAAATAATTGATCGACTTAATCCCAAGACAAATAAAATTAGAGTAACTATAAATATAGAAGCACCACAGCTAGGTTATTATTTGCAAGAGCGTGGTGGAAACAATGTACCTACAACTATTGATAAATTATGGGAACTACTACCATGGACAAGTACGTGGCCAGCGCGCTCCTACGGAGCAAAAAACAATGATGGTTGGCCTAGCGATGATAACCCTTTTTCCCAAATAATAAACGACAAAAATAAAGAGAAGCTGCCTTTAGAGCAAAAAATGCCAAAAATAGGAGACTCTAGAGCCTTTGTAACAGGACTAACTGTAGCATTAATTCCACAATATCTTAACGAAGAAGTAACAAACCAAGATGCCCTTGAAATAATATCAGAAGTAAGTAATCAAACTCAAATAGTTGAGTCACCCATAGTTTCAGGCGAAAAGTATCGTGCAAATGACTATGGAAAAAGAGATTTAGAGCTGACTTTTAAACTCGACACAAACACAGCTACCCTTAGTATTCAATTAATAGAAACAGACCCAATCAATCAAGTGGTTTCGTTAATGAGCTATCAGCCTGGACTATTCCCATATTCCGACGAGTCGTATCAAACTGGAGTCAGCACAAATAAAATTTCAGCAACTGCAAAAGATAAATCAGGTGCTGACAGTAACATAATTAAATATAAAGGAGAGTCTCAGACAACAACAAACGGAATACTAATACCACTATATGCACTTGCTAATAGCAATGCTATAGCATATGGAGCAGCTACTAATGAAAAATATTCAGAAAGAATAAAGGAACCATACGGACCAATAATATATAAAAGAGGAAATACCTCTATTTTATCTGTTGGCTTTGACCCGGATGTAAACTCATTTAAAATAGAGAAAACATCTGACTCAGAAACTCGCCTGCTATCAACTAGAAAACAGACTACCAAATCTATTACACAGCTTCGGATAGGTTCTTACAAGTATAATGCAAAGGGTGAAATTGATCGAGAGTGTTGGGCATTGGGAGGTTTAACTAGTAGTCTTGACGACGCAGAAACAGACATAAAGTCTTTTGCGCCAATTTTGCCATATAATTGGTATGCAATACCTAAAAAAGATCAATTAAGCATAGTAAGAGATCAAATGCCAACCACAGATTATACGCGCTTTTCTATTCCAAGCAAACCACTTATACTAGAAGATTGGAGATCTAATTGGGAGCAGTCTATGTTTATGGGATCAGCAATACCTAAGATTAAAGACTCAGGTTACAGTAAAAAAGGACTAAGTCTCGAGCAAACTACCTGGTCAAAAGCAAGTCGTTTTGTAATCACTGTTGGAGCATACACTCCTAGTTTACTAGCAAATATTACTGGAAGCGTGGTAGAACAAACAGAGAATAATCCAATAAACGAAGCATTATTTTCATATCAAAACTATTATTTAGATTTTGTAGAAGATGGTGCAATTTTACATCAAACACCAAACTTAGGTGGTACAAGTCGTTTATACAGCTTTACTGATGCTGAGAAGTGGAAGCCAGAAGGAGGAGATGTTATTAATTTTTATAACCGAACAGAGGAAATTGCATATGAACAGCTGGAAAATACATCAGGCCGTTATGTGCCTAAGCCAACGGACTATGCACCTTATATAAATCCAAACTATCACACATTTGTAGACGATCCAGATAACACAGTAACAGTACCTATACAACCAGTATTTATGCCACACATAACTAGTGAGAGTACCACCAAACGAATTAGTGAACAAATTAGTGAAACTGCAGCTTTTAAATTACCAAAACAAGTATTAACTGCACCAATAAATCAAGGTGGATTAGCTATACCACTTAACGAGAATGGTGAGCCAGACATGGAACAACATCGCGTCATAATATATGGTGTACGTCCTGTTACTAGTGGGGAAGGAGTAAGTATGAGCAGTGATTCTGAAACTATAATTGTAAACACTGCAGTAACAGTTACAACACCATTTGAAGGAGAGGATAGCGATTATGGCTACAAATACACTACAAAGCAAATTAGAACACAAAACATTTAATTTACTATTTATAATAAATGAGCACTTTTCAAACTCTACTTACTTCATATAAAGCGGATAGTGCACTGCGAGCAGGTGATTTTATATTAATGCCAACTAATGCAAAAGCTCCAATAATTACTTCACATCCTATTCGGAACATTATTCAAACAACACACATGTTACCTTTGGGAATGGGTGAAGTAGAAAGAGATGAAATACAATACGCGCCTTTAATCCCGACATTTAATACATATAACATTCTAGAAAATACCGAAATTCATTGGACAATGTTTGTAACAGACCCTGGTAATATCAACGATCCAACAAGCGATGAAAATGTTACATATGTCTGGAAAAAAAACGGAACGCCAATATATCAGTTTAATAGTCAAAACAACAACAAAGGCACACGGAGTGTTACTTACTTGCAAAATCAAGTTACATCTGATATCAACGGAGAATACGTATGTGAAGTAAGTAATGAATATGGCACAACTACGACTGTTCCCTTTACGTTAAATATTATTGAGTTGGATCAAGAAACAATGCTATACACCAATCTTATTAATAACGGCGATGGTGAAGGTGGATTAGACGGTTGGGTTGATTTAGATGCTAGTTTTAACACCAAGACTATAAATCAAAGATCAGGTAACTTATCAAATCCATCAATTGCCGACTTTATTATAATAAAAGACGAAAACAGAAAAACATATCCATTTACATTCAACACCACCGGCCCAGAGGGATTATTTTTTCCTTTATTTTACAAATTTGCAAAAAAGCATAGCAATGCTTTTACAGATCTAACTGCTATAGTGCCAGAAAACAACGATGGATCACCCAAAGGATTAGAAAGTTGGGAATGGTGGATGCAAGTAGGGCAGGTACCATCACTAATTGCAAACGAGGGAATGTCTGGTGAGTACGGACCGCAGGGTTTTTATCCTGCACCTGGTTGGATTGACAAGTATAATAAAAACAACAACAAGAGTAATCAAGCCCTAAGTGATTACAAAACACTACAAGAAGAATTGTCCGCGGAAGAAGGAGCAATCACATACTTTACTCGTAATCCAATAAAATTTTCAGACCGCAAGAATGTTACTTTGTCACAAACTGTCGACGTAGCCGCAGCAGGAATAATGACAGATGGCACAATTCCTGGCATTAATAGTTTATCCGGCCAATTATTTGCCTACGTTGGAATAGGCATATCCAGATATAGCATATCGTTTACAAAAAACAAAGAAGTAAGAACAGTTAATTGGTATGTAAAAGATTATGAAAGCTATAAAAACTTTTTGAAAGGAGTTTCAGATGGGCAATCTTTGGCAAAAATAAAACCAGATAAAGGTACTCCAATAATTATTACACCCCACACAGACGATATGGTTGCAATAAAAATCCAACCTCAGGATGCTATAGGCCAAGCAATTGGAGCACCTATAGACGTCCCAACACCAACAGCGCAGGATATTTGGGCAGCAAAGGAAAAAGTTTGGTTTCCCTTACAATTATATCCTATTATTTCATTTTTTAATCCAAACAAGAATCCCATTCAAGTATTTGATACAACATACACAACCACAGAGGCTTTACAACCCTTAATGGGAGGAACATCAGATATTGAGGCAAATATGGCAAATATTAAACCCTTGGAAGATCAGATAACTGGGTTAAATTACCTAATTAACACACAGCAGATCCATGTAGATTATATTACCAAGTGGCAAGAACGAGTTAAAAGCTATCAAGACAGAAAAGCAGAGATGGATGCAGATCCTGACAACTTCAATCGTAGGGACAGAAGAGATTTAGAAGATAAGGAAAATGATGCTAATGTAGCTATGGCTTGGTTATCGGGCACCTTAGGAGGTGAGTATGATGGTAGAATTTTTGTGAGTGTTTCTAACAAAGCAACTAGCGGAACTTTAGAAGACAATCTAACAATCTTTAAAGAGGAGATAGCTGAGTGGAGTTTAGAAAAATCAAATCTCCAGCAGACAATAGCTTTTAGAAAAAACAACCCAAACATGTTTGGAGGCAAAAGTGCCATGTCTGAGGAGTTAATAGAAACAGTAACACCCTTTAAAGAAGGACTAGATAGGAGCGCAGCATTCATCTTGCGTAGATATGGTAAAGGTTTTTTAAAAAACAATAAGCTAATTCCAACAGACTACTGGGAGCCCGGAGGTTTTAATGAAGCAGTAGAAGATCTACCACCCACACAATGGTACGCAAACGTAATACAGACAGGCGCAAAACATCGTGCTTTGTTTGATCAAGGAACAAGTGCGTTTTTTGGAGTTCAAGCTAGTGTTCCACTACCATTTGGTACAAAGTTTTTAAAGATTGATATAGAAACAACAAACAACCACCCTGCACGAGAAGATGATTACGCAGCTCAAAAAGGTTGGGAAAAAGAGGAAATTTATAACACTCTTTTTAATTTAAACAGCAATGATTCAATCATACCAAATGAAAACTCAAACTCAACCTTTCCATTGCATGAATATAATAATCCACGATGCGCAATTACTAAAATAAAACTACAATTAATACCTAATACTCCAAACTCGCTAGATATAACAGATAAACACATAACATACAACTTACCACCTTATAACATGACAGTAATTGGATTAGCTAAGGGAATGATCCAATCAGACTTAATGGATACCTCAAAACCTGGTCCTTTTCTATATAATCTAATTCAACCACAATTAGAATCATACGCACCTACAACATCAACTTCCGAAAAAGAAAAGGAATCAGTGAGTAATCAGTTTTTTAATTTAATAAACGGTCCAGCAGGATTTATAATAAATCAAGGTCCAACAAGCCAGAGAGATAGCGAAGGCAATCCAGTTGATAACCAAACTGGAACTACCATAGCAAATACACCAACCTTACCAAGTACAAAATCCGACGAATATAACAGTATAGACAATCCAGAAGACACCGACTCAGATAGTGGCAAGTTTGACAATCAATACTAAATAGAATAGCTTACTATTTATAATAAATTAAGTGGCAACATATAACACAAACATTAGTAAGGGGCAATTAGTAACAGCGCAAACAGCGTTGAAGGCTGTAGACAAGGCTATAGACAAGGCTGTAGACAGCATAAACAAACCAAAGCCTGGAACATTAAATCCTACATCTGATACATCCGTATCAACTCCAATAGATAGTGAGATTCAATCATTTGGTGCCAAATCTTCCGGAATAGCTAACTATCCAAATGATGTAGTACGCTTAGATTTATTTAATGCTACTGACACTTATTTAGGTACAAACTATCGTGTAGGCGGATGGAACTTTAAACAAGCACCAGAAGGACAATCGGTTAGCTTAAATATTGAACAAGATGTACAAGCTTTAGGATTTTTTGCTGGAAAGTATACCGCCTTATATCGATTTCATCGCAATATATTAGGATCTGGTGATATAGATAGTCACAAACTCTTTATACAAGAGATTAGTTATAATGGATTAGAAGTCCGCGTTCGTCCTGTAACAAGCAGAACAATAGACAACACTTCTTTTCTAAGCCAATTTGGCGAGGAGCTTTTTAAAACTAAAAAAAGTGAATTACTCACTAACTTATTTTTATTTAAAAGTCAATTAGCTACACCACCAACAGCAGTCGCTGTTTTTGACTATGTTCAAGATAAGTTTACAATACAACAAAGCCCTTATAGTATTATCTTTAAATTGGCAGCTCCACTACCGTCTGATTTTGTAATCGGAGATCAGTTGTGGTTAGGTCAACAAGTTAGCGGTGATCAGAATGTTGAAATTACACTAACACCTCCTGTAGTTGTATCACCAACTAGTAGAATTGCTGGCCCTAATTTTGATATATTAGCTAAAGAGGCAAACAGAACCAGTACAAACTATAAAGACCGCGATGACTTATTGACGACTAACATAGAAGTCAAATACAAGATACAAGATAAAATAACAAGTGGATCCTTAGTAGAGGGAATCAACCTTAATCAAGACTTTGATAAATTTGAAAATTTTATAACATATTCCTCTGCTGAATCACGACTACAAGGTTTTTACTATAAACTTAGACAAATTGAAGCTTATGATGCACGAATATTTGAGCTTACGGATGCTTTTAATGGACAACCTGGTTCAAATGCTACAGGCAGTGTTTCTTTTTTAAACAGCGTAAACCTTACGCGAAACAGACGTAGTGCAGTAATTGGTGCATTTGACGCTTACGAGCGCCACCTATATTACGAGTCATCTAGCTATAAAAGCTCAAGCTATGGTGAGTATGAGGCAAGTACTTGGCCAAAATCAAACAACAGTAAACCATATATAAACGTATCAGTGACCTCCTCTGAGGGAGTAGACTGGTTTACAGGAGCAATACAGTCAGCAAGTGTGTTTGATGGTAACAACATTAAATCATTAACAAGAAACACTCCTGCACACATAATTGAGGATTCTAGTAACGAAAACTACATTACATTATTAAATTTAGTTGGCCATTATTTTGACGACATATTACCATATATACAACAAATAACAGCACAATACAATCAAGACCAGTCTATTTCATCCGGTCTAGCTAAGGACTTATTATATGTAATTGGTCAAAATTTTGGTTTTGAGTTTGAAGACGGAGATAATTTACAGGATTTATGGAATTATGCTTTAGGTGTTGATTCAACAGGCAGTGTAAACACAAGCTATCAAACAACCGCGGAAAATACTACTAAGGAAATTTGGAAAAGAATTTTAAACAATTATCCTTATTTACTAAAAACAAAAGGAACAGAAAGGGGGCTCAGAGCACTAATAAACTGCTTTGGTATACCAGACACTATTTTACGCATTCGAGAATATGGAGGAGCAGAAGCATCTTTTGATAAAAAATCAGATTATGTTTTTAATAGATTTTATTATGCTTTAAAAGTTGGTTACACTGGACAAACAAGCGGTCTTCCTAATGCATCAATAAAAGCCCCATGGCAGGCTGTATCACAAAGCGGCCTTTTTCCAGAAACTATAGAGTTGCGTGCACAAATGGCACTTAAACAAACCAAAGACCAAACAATATTTGAAGTACCAAGTAAGTGGAAAGTTCAAGCGTTTATTAGTAATAGTTATAATTATTTAGGCTTTTACCTTAGTGGCAGTCAAGGGTGGGCAACTTCAAGTGTGAGTTCGTCAATATATGATGGTGGATGGCATAGCATAGCTTTACGTCGAGAAAACAATACAGATATAGTTGGTGACAATCAAGTATATACGCTAATATCCAAAAGAGTCAACTACTTAAACGTTGTCACAACACACACAGCATCTTTATCTATCAACGGAAGTACAAGCTCATCTTATAATGATACATTCTTAACAGCAGGAGAGTTGTGGATTCCAGGCAGTGGATCTTTCACACTTGCACAATCACACTCAATGAACCTTTTTTCTGGAAGTGTACAGGAATTAAGGTATTGGGGAGCATCCCTAGACAATAATATACTAGACAATCATGCCCTAACACCTACCAGTTTTCAAGGCAACACAGATGGCATAACCACTGGAAGCACTTCAAGCTATGCTACATTAGCTTATAGATTGTCTTTAGGTAGTGATAGCAAAAAAACACTGGATGTATACTACCCGTCCACCTCTAGTTTTAACTCACAACACCCAAACTACACATTACCACTACCTTCAGCATCTTTTTATAATTTTACAAGCTCAGCCTATATAGGAATTACCGAAGAAAATTCATTAGAGTGGCCTGATTTAGGAGCAAACAGAAGCATAAGCACTAAAATAAGAATTGATAGTACTGTACTAACGGATAACCAACTATTTAAAGACACTAAAGCAGAAAAACCCTTAACCGACAATAACCCACCAGATAGTCCTCGCTTAGGAGTGTTTTTATCACCATCCAACGAGATTAATCAAAATATTGCCGAGCAGTTTGGTGGATTAAGTATTGATGATTTTATAGGTGATCCAACTTATTTGGAATTAGACCACTATCCACCACTAGAACAACTACAGCGAGAATACTCAAAAAAGTACACTGGACCAAATCAACCAAATCAATATGTACGTATTTTAAAACACTACAACGCTGCATTATTTCAAATTATAAAACAGTTTGCACCGTATCGTGCTAATTTACAAACCGGTTTGTTAATCGAACCGCTTTTAATTGAGAGAAGTAAAGTTAACATTGTTAAACACCCAAAAGTATCTGATTTAGTATACACAGCATCATTAGACTTAGGCCCGGAAAAAATGTTTCCCCCAAGAGGAGAAGTTGAAGACCCAGTAAATAGACCAGAACCAAACTACACACAGCAAGCTACCATTGGAGGTGATGAGACAGACTACTTAACGCTAACAGGAGCAGCCCAACAAATTACGCCACTAAATGATGACGCTATAGATGGGGATGAGTCTGATTACTTAACGCTAACGGGCAACTATTTTTTAAATCCACAAGGAGCAATAGATGCTAGTACAGCTCCTAATCCTTACAATTGTGAAAACTTTTTACAAGCAGCAGGTACAGTTGATTTAGGTGTAGATGCCGGAGGATGGAACTCAAGATACTTAGGCTCTAAGTATGTTTATACAAGTTTTGCTTCTAGCGGAAGTAATCCACCAACTATAACACCAATTACTTCTAGTAGATATGACGAGCATGAAGCTGTACAGCCAGTAATAATAACAAACACATATAGCTCACAATTTGCACCTGGAGGAGAAATGTATGATCAAGACATTTACTTTGGTAGACTGTTTTCCGGTCAAAATGCATATGGGTTTAAATCTCCATCCGGCAATATTATTACACTCCTTACCTCTTCGGAGGCACTGGCAACACATCCATTAACTAATAATTTTGGATTACAAATTTATAATCCTATTTACAATGGAATTGAAAGGAATTTACCATACGATATAAGTTTATTTCCTGTTTATGCTTTAAATCCTGGATCCGCCGGTTCCAAAGGGTTTATATTTGGTCCACCAACATCTTCAACTTCAACAATTAGACAATTAACAGGTTCATTTTCAATAGATCCATTTTTTTATGAAGAGGAGGATAAGCAAACACACACCTATCTATATAGGGTAACAATTAAGCATTATGTAGTCAATGATTTGTCAAGCTCACCAATCACCACCACCGGTAATCCTAAAATTACTTTGTATTTTGGAGGATTTAATTCAAACTTGACAGCATCTATTAATCCAACCCTGACAGCTACAACCACAACTATTACAACAAAAGCAGATGGAAATAAGCTAGGAGTAAAAATGGAAAAAATGGTTAGCGCTTCAGCTGTTAATAACCTAGAGGGTTTTATAATAGAATCGCTAAAAGTTGAGCCACTAAACTATAGAGCACAAGTTCAAGATTATCACTTGATATCTACTCAGGGGATGGTAAATGCTCGTTATGAAGGCTGCAAACTCACATCTACAGATTACAATGTAGACAGCTTAGACACAGTAGATGGAGGTCCTGTTATTACTATAACATTAGTAGGAGGCACAGTACTTGCAAATGCACCAGCACAACAACTAGGAACTTTTGAAATTCAATAGTTTTCTAAAAAAGGACATATTTATAGTAAGAACTTAATAACATAAACACACGTGGGATATTTAGATAATACAACTGTAACCGTTGACGCAATCTTAACTAATAAGGGTCGTCAAATTTTAGCAGCTGGAGGACGATTAAACATTGTAAAATTTGCTTTAGCTGACGATGAAGTCGATTACGATTTATGGAACCCAGCACACACTTTGGGCACTAACTACTATGGAGCTGTAATTGAAAACATGCCAGTTTTAGAAGCACTGCCTGATGAATCACAAATGATGCGTTATAAACTACTAACATTACCTAAAGATGTGATAGGCATCCCGGTAATTAGTGTAACACCAAGTACTGTAAGCTTTACAAATTTATCTGAACAAATTACAATAACTCCAAGTACTTTAAATCTATCAGGTGGTAATTTGAGTTTAGGATACACAGCCATTATAAGCGATGACACTGTGTGTAGGCTAGAGCTTGCAACAGATGGTAAAGTAAATGGACAGCAGCAGGTAATGATGAATCCAAACATGCAAGGACTAAGCACAGTAAGCGCAACTAGCTTCTTAGATGATGAAATTACAGGAATATCAACTACTGGAAAAACTATTACAAAAGTAGGTAATAAATTTGTATTAAGACCAAAACCGCAATCCAATACTACAAAAATTGTAAAATGTCTTCTTACAATTATTGGCAATGAAACCGGTGGATTTAAAACTATAGTAGTTACTGTAGATCCAGCTGGATTTATGGTTCAAGATATACAAACAGGATTAGCAGGACCAACAGCATAAATTTTTAATTTAATTAAAAGCGTTAATAAATAACAATGGCAGAAATATATAAAAGCTTTACAGACGAGGATATAGTAGCAGGAGACATGCAAATTGTCTCTCAACCGGTATGGTCTGAAAACATGAATCCATACTCAGCATCTTTTGGAGGATCAACTGGAATTGGTTTCTTTACACAGTCAGCCCAAGTATCCCAATCAGGAGACTACTATGTAAATGTTTATCATAGAAATCCACAAACCGATCCAAATGCGGCAGTTCAATTTGCTTTAGCTTATGGACACAGAAAGGGTAGTGGATCTTACGGAGATCCAAACACTGTTGGACAAAACCAAAACGATACACCGACAAGAGCAATTTATTCTCAATACAAAAACCTACTGCTCCCCCCAACCGACACAGCATTTACGTTCAATGCAAACGAATCTCCTGATGATATTCTTGTAATTAACGTAGCAAGAGCTCGTTTTCGTCAAAAGATTGATCCAGGAAACTGGGAATTAAGAATAGGAAGTAGCTCAACACCAACTGCAGCAAAATTTTCTACCTTTATTGATAACAGCGGTGAAGAAGAAACTCCAACACTAAACGAGGCAGGTCGTGTAGTAGGAATATATAGTGGATCGGGGGCTGTAACAGCCTCTAATACAGTTTATGGTTTATTCTACCCAGATCATGGCATCCTTGTTTTTAACGCTACTAGATTAAAAACAGAGTTAGGCGTACCATTTGATTCACGATCGGCAGCAGTACTATCTGCAGCATCGATTGAGCCTAGAAACGCAGCTACAGCATCAATGTGGATTTCATCTTCTACATACTTTGCAGCTAGAAGTCAAGAAAAAATAGTATCTACACATTACTTTATTCGTGTAACAAATAAGATGTTTAACTTTTCTAATAATCCAACGTTTGTAACTGGTAGTACTGGAGTATTTAGACACGCTAGCATGCTTCGTAATCCTAGTGTTTACGTTACAACTATTGGTATGTATGATAACGATAATCGATTACTAGCACTAGCTAAATTAAGTAAACCGTTATTAAAAAGTTTCAATAGAGAAGCTCTTATTAAAGTTAAATTAGACTACTAAATCTAGGTAATATAGTAAAATAGTACCCGTAGACGTATGCGACTGCGGGTTTCTTTTTTTAAGCCTATTTATATTAAATGGCAGGTATTTTTAAAAATTTAGATGCATCGGATATTCGGTTAACACCATTCCGAACACATAAGCAGTGGTATGACACGGTTACGTATAAGGATTACTACCCGACTGTTCTAGCAAACCCCATTAGTGTAAATGGTATATATAGATTATTAGATCGAGCTTATGCAACAGACATTAGTAGTAGTACAATTATTCGATTAAACACCGACGATGATTACACAATACTAGGAACTGCCACAATCCCAGCACTATCAGGCAGCGTATTTAATTTTTTAGAAAGTAACAATACTGAGCTCCCTCGATACATAATAGCATATGGAAAAGACGTTGCTGGCGGTGATGGAACAGTTACAATGCTAAACTCTGTATTATACACTAACCCTTCACTTGGACATTTTACATCGTCCATTGTATCTGATATTTTTGATGTAACCGCTATTTATAATACAGACCTTTCTGAAAACGGAAAAATTGTAGTAATTGCGGCAGGAGCTGGTGGTATTACCGGCAAGAACTTTAACCAAACTACTGGACAATTTTATGGCTCACAATATACATTTAGCAATTCTGTAGATGCAACTCTCAATACATGGTTTAAGGGAGTTAATGGCGATGCCATTCTGGCTGACAATCAGGACCAATTTTTAGCTATAGCAGTTCCTCCCGGTACTAGCCCCACAGCTGTAGCCATTCAATTCCAGGGAGGTAGTTCTAATTTTGAAGTACAATACACTGTCTCCTTAAATGAATCAGCAGTTGGCACTATGCCTAAAACACTCTTATATAATAATGATCAACAGATGCACTACGTATTAATGCAAGATGGATTTTTATATAAAATAAAAATATACGATTCAAATTTAGCCCTGACACCAACTAAAACATTGATAGCAACTGGTGTTACTGACATATTACAAAATCGAGCAAATACTGCTGGAGGTAACGGTTATCAGTCTGTAAAAACACACGTTGTATATACAAACGGACAAATTGGATTAGATTTAGTACAAGACGCAAGTGGCATATCGTTTGAGAAAGTAATAGATGCTAGACAGTGGGTTGCGCTTAAACCAAAGGTAAAAGCTACAATTCAGTTTAATGAACCATCTGGATCTATTGGTATCTTTGCTGGAACAGACGACCCGGCAGCAATTAGGGAGTCTGTGTTTTTTACTATTAATCCACACACCTACGAAATTTCAGATCCAATTCATATGGGAGCTACAAAAGGTGATTTACGTATTGGTGGAAACAACTTATCAAAATTTGTTGGATTTAGTTCTTCATTTAATAATCGATTTGTTGAATTTAATGCTAATAGAACTAGCTTTCAACAATATCAAGCAGATTATAATCCAATACCATCACATCCAAGCTACAATCCACTTAACACACTGTTTGATCAAGGCAATCCACACTTTCAATATTATGAACCACTTACTGCTAACAGCAAATTTCAACGTGTAGTTCATAAATCTATTAATCATTTATTTTTCCAAGATTTTTATAATAACACAAAAGCAACATTTGGTGGTGGAAATATTAATACTCAAAATAGGTTTTTAGAAGATCAAGCACAAGTAATAAATTTACCACAAACTAAGTTTGGCGAGTCCATCCAACAGGGATCTGTATTAATTAATGCAAAGTACTCACTACTAGCAAACAAGAACGTTAATGTTAAAATTGTAGATGACATATACGGAAATCTTTATGTTTCTGGAGGACTAATATCTTCTGTAGATGGTACAACGCTAGTTAGTGCATCAATTGCAAGTAACACAGTTGGAGAGTGGCCCACACTCAACGTGTATAAGTATAATGGAAAAGGGCCAGTTAGTTTTACTAGCAGCTTTAATAAGGGTGATTGGCAGATGGAAAGTTGCTATGATAATGTAACTCTAAACACTCAACGCTCTGGCTCTACTCCACAACTACTACCAACGTCCAACGACTTATTGGGTGTTGTCCCTATCTTTTCTAGCTCTATAAGCTCCAGCATTATAATTCAACCTGGCCCTATTTTGGATTATAAAAACACCTACAATTTTGAAAATGGGGATTTTACTATTACAATGATGATACAAGCTTCCCAAGCTTCATCCTACAACTCCGGCTCAATTATTATTGCCAAACAAGGAACATCACTAGACACAGCTGTGGATATTGACGGAAACGTATACACATATCGAGCAGACGATCGCTCACCATATAGAGTCTGGCTAAGTGGTAGTTCTCCACAAGTCGTGTTTGAGCGAGACAACCTTGTACAACGAATAAGGGTGTCAGGAAGTGTCCAGCTAGGAAAATTACACCACATTACTGTAATGAAAACCGGATCTCAACTAAATTTATATGTAGATGGGACTTTATCAGGATCAGCTGCTGACTTAAGTCTAGTTGCAGGATGCTCAAACACGGGACCAATATCAATTGGTAATTTATATCCGTTAAAAAATAGGGGCTTTGACGGAATAATAGATAATGTTAAAATATATAAAAGAGCTCTAACTTCTGCAGAGGTAAGTTTATCACACCACACTCTAGGACACAATAGTACAATAGTAGGTACAATTTTATACAATCATGGAATGATGGTTTTAAGTGGTGTGCCAGCTCGATTTATGGACATTACAGATGTGTATGTTAGAGGCACACAAACCATTTGGGAAAAAGAATTAACTTGCACAGTAAGTCCGGGGGAATTTAATCGAAGCAACAATCCAACACTCCAGGTATATAATCCAGGTACTAATCAGTATGAATTTAAACCCTTCACAACAGGATCAGAATTTAAACCATACGTAACTTCAGTTGGACTTTACGATGACTTGGGTCGCATGGTAGCAATAGCCAAAATGGCATCACCATTACAGCTACCAAGCAACACAGACACAACAATTATTGTGAGGTTTGATACATAAGTAAACAAGTATATGAATAAAAAAAAAGCTACATTGAAAATAGCAAGAGAGAAGGGTTTTAGAAGCGGCCTTGAGGAAACAGTTGACACACAATTAAAGCACAGCAAGATTGATGGTGAGTATGAAAAACACAAAATATTATATATTAAACCGGTAACTCATCACGAATACACTCCTGACTTCAGGTTGCCTAATGGGATTTTTATAGAGACAAAGGGTAGATTTGTTATGGAGGATAGAAAGAAACACATGTTAATAAGACAACAACAACCTGAACTAGATATTCGCTTTGTGTTTCAAAATTCAAAAGCTAAAATACGAAAAGGATCCAAAACAACTTACGCAGACTGGTGTCACAAGTATAGTTTTTTATTTAACGACAAAACTATTCCACAGAGCTGGTTGGAAGAACGATAATATTTTTGTATAGTTACTTGATGACTAGTGCTCAAACTCAAACCGTATTAAATATATTACATAGTCACTTAGGCAAATCAACAACGCACAAAAACGAAGAACACAGCTTCTCATGTCCATTTTGTAACCACTACAAAAAGAAACTACAAATAAACATTCTTGCACAAAAATGGCACTGTTGGGTGTGTAATGCAAAGGGTCAGACAATAAACACACTATTAAGAAAGAGTAATGCACCTACTCACGTATATCCAAGAATTAAGGAAATTTATGGAGACAGTAGCTATACAACTGCTACAAAGAACACAAGAACTCTAAACAGCTTACCAGAAAATTATAGCCCACTATACATTAAACGAAACACTCCAGACTATAAAAACGCATTACACTATGCTGCCAGAATTAGAAAACTCACAGCCGTAGACATTTTAAAATTTCAAGTAGGCTATTGTGAAAGTGGTCCATACGCAGGAATGCTCATTGTTCCTAGCTACGATAGTAGTGGGCTGTTAAACTATTATGTTGGACGTAGTTTCTATGATAATACTATTAAACACAAAAATCCACCAATATCTAAGGACATTATAGGCTTTGAAAGCCACATAAACTGGAATCAGCCAATTACAATTGTAGAAGGGTCTTTTGACGCAATTGCAACTAAACGCAACGTGATTCCTCTATTTGGCAAAAAAATATTACCATCACTACGTTCAGCAATATTACATCATAAAGTGCCTCGAGTGAATTTAGCTTTAGATTCAGATGCATATAAAGACAGCATAATTGAGATTGAGTATTTTTTAAACAACGGAATTGACGTACACTATGTAGAGTTAAATTCTAAAGATCCTAACGAGATGGGGTATGAAGATATGATAGAGGCTATTAACACAGCAAGAAAAGTGTCGTTTTTTGACCTTATACAATATAAGATAAACATATGATAAACAAAGTTAAATCACAAATACAAACTATTGATCATATATTTCACATTGCTGATATTCATTTACGCAATTGGAAGCGTCATCGTGAATTCAAAGCTGTATTTGACAAGATATTTGCAAAAGTAGATGAATGTCCACCAAACACTATAGTAACAATTGGAGGTGACATAGTACATGCCAAAACCGATATGAGTCCAGAACTCATATCTATGGTTACCTATTTATTTAATGGACTAGCAGACAGAAGGCCTACCGTTGTGATCGCCGGAAATCACGATGCCAACCTCAATAACAACCACAGACTAGATGCGCTCACTCCTATTGTAGAAAGCAATAAACATCCAAATTTATTTTACTTACGCAACTCAGGGTTGTATGAAATTGGTGATATAGCTTTGAGCGTACTATCACTCCTCGACGAGCCAGAAAAGCATATTACTTATGATAAAATAAGCAATCCAACAAAATACAAAAAGCTAGTGGCAATGTATCATGGCACTGTAGCTAATAGTCGTGTTGATAGTGGAATGCTGCTAGAGCATGGAATTAATTGGGATACCTTTGCAGGATATGATTTAGTATTACTAGGAGATATACATAAACGTCAGGTTTTAAGTCCACAAAATCCAATAATGTTTTATCCTGGATCGCTTGTCCAACAAAACTTTGGAGAAGTGTATGACGGTCATGGATATGCTTTTGTTTCATTTACTGACAGTGGTGATATAGATTATAATTTTTATGACATTCTTAACGATTATGGGTACTATACACTAGACATCTTGGACGGCATACTACCCGACAATTTACCAATAACTAAGAAAACAAATTTACGCATACGCACACAAAACACAGACAGCGCTCAACTTAAACGCATTTTAGCAACTATTAGAAGAGAATACAAAAACAAAGATGCGGTCGTAATAAAGCTAGATAAAAGCATAGGAGGCAGCGGATTAGACTTTACAGACGATGGATTAAATCAGGAAGACGTTCGAAACATTCAATACCAAAATGCACTGCTCCAAGAATATATGAGCACCTTAGGAACAGACGATGAAACTAAAGCAAAAGTCTTAGATATAAACAAAAAACTAAATGCAGAACTACAACTCCCAGATATAGCACGAAGTGTAGTGTGGAAGGCAAAAAAGTTCAGCTTTAGCAATATGTTCAGTTATGGAGCTGGAAACGTGATTGACTTCAGTACTAAGATGGGTACGTGTGGATTGTTTGCTCCAAATCATGCAGGAAAATCAGCAGTATTAGACGCGCTATGCTTCTGCTTGTTTGATCAGTCATTCAGAGCAAAGTCGGCAGATCAAGTCCTTAATCGTAAGTGTGAAGATTTTGAATGTGAGTTTAACTTTGAATTGGAAGGAATTGACTATTTTATACATAAACGTGCTTTTAAATACAAGCACGGAGCTTTGAAAGGAAGGATGCGTGTTGAGATTAATTTTTGGTGTATTAATGAGGATGGTGAAAAAGTATCCTTAAATGGTGAACAAAGAAGAGACACAGACAAAATCATACAATCATACGTAGGTACGTTTGATGACTTTATTTTAACAGCTTTATCCCTACAACAGAACAACTCAAACTTTATTGATAAAACACAAAGCGAACGCAAGGACCTACTAGCTAATTTCTTAGATGTTACAATTTTTGATTCACTATACGAACTAGCAAATAAAAACAATCGCAAGGCAACAATCGCGTTAGAGGAGTACCAAAAGCAGGATTTTGAAACAAGGCTAGGTGACGCGGAAGCCTCAAAGGAGTTGTACGAAAAAAAACACCAAGCAGCATCAGACGACTTGGATGCTATCAATAAAGAGATTCAAGATGTCAATGATAAATTGCTCGAATTGAATAAAGAACTGCAACCATGCAGGGGTGATGGTTTAGATTTAATCAAACTACAAGACACCCTCGATAAGGCTCAGCAATCGCTAGCTGAATGGGATACTTTATGTAAGGAGAAACATAAAGCTTATAAAGAATATGAACGAAATCACCTAGCAAAGTGCACTAAAATAAAGCAGCAGATGGCCTCATTCGATGCTACTATATATAACGATTACCAGTCTGAGGTTGCTTCTAAGCTATTGTTAGATAAAGAGTTGGAGGCATTAAAGCTTACAACTAAAAACAAGCTTGAAAAGCTTACAAAACTCAATGAACACAAGTATGACCCTAATTGCCCTTATTGTATCTCAAATGTGTTTGTTCAAGATGCAATGCAAACTAAAAAAGAACTAGAGGAAGACAAAGAGACAGTAGCTACCTTTTTGCAAAAACGCAAAGAATGTGTCAATTTTATCGATCAAAACGCGTTTATCCAGCAGCATGCTGACGAACTCAATATATTAATAGAGGAGCGTGGAGAGTTGGATCTTAGGCGTACAACAGCAAGTGTTGGACTAGAGCGAGCAAAATCAACACACAGTGAAATTAAATCACAAATTAAGGAAATTCAAGTTGATATTAAGCTATATCACGAGAGTGTAGCAATACTAAATAATAATAAAAAAATCCAAGATCAGATTAGTAAAGTTAATAAAGACAGGAACGTAATGGCAGTAACACAGTCAAGACTTAATAACACTGTAAAGGATTATCATGGCAGAGTGCAGGTAGCAGCACAAACTATAACAGAATGCAATCGTATTATTGCTCGAATGAGAGAGTTGTTAGAGGAGCAGGATGCTTACGATGTGTACTGCAAAGCAATGTACAAAGATGGCATTCCTTATCAATTAATAAGCAAAGCTGTACCTTATATACAACATCACACTAATTTAATTCTTCAACAAATTACAGACTTTCAAGTGCAACTAGAAACCGACGGCAAAAATATTAATGCATACATCAATTACGAAGACGATAGGTGGCCATTAGAGCTTAGTTCGGGAATGGAACGCTTCCTATCTTCTATAGCAATCAGAATTGCTTTGATTAAAATTACAAACCTTCCTAAGCCAGATTTTATTGCAATTGACGAGGGACTAGGAGTATTAGACAGTACTAATCTAAACTCAATGCACACCTTATTTACAAACATGAAAGATATTTTTCGTTTTAGTTTAGTGATCTCACACATAGACGTGGTACGCGATATGGTTGACACAATAATAAGTGTTGATAGAAAAGAAGATTTTAGTTACATAAACTGCTAACGAGCGATATTTATAACATATGGCGCTTCTTACTTTTTACAAAAGACCACAACCAAAGGGGTATTCAAAAAACTACTACCCAATAAAAGACAGCAGCGACACATCGCCACTGTATTTTGATATAACTAGCTTTCCTCAGACAGTTGGAGGAGGCCGCTATGTTATTAAGTTGAGAGGTAATGGAGATAATCTTAGAGTTGGAAGATCAATTGATGTCGAGCTTCTTGACGCAGAAGGTAAAAATATGTATGTTGATTTTTTGACATACACAGATCGATTTAATAACTATTACATTATGTTTGAGGTGTATGATAGTACACCAAAAGGACTTGCAACTTTATATTTAGTTGGTGAAGCTGTGAGGGGACTCAAAGGAGAGCCAATACCCATCAATGAACAAGAAACTTACAATGTTAAATGGGTAAGGCAGTTTATGGTGCTACCTTTTGAACGAAACGTAGGAGAGCTCTTATTTGATGTACCACCAGTAGTAGACTTGGTACAAACAATAATACCAGAAAGATCGCTACTTTCAGAGGAAAACGCATCCTTATCAGGAAGTAATTTTAGCTTATAC